TAATATTACGGTTTTGCCCCTGGCCCAGCCCACTAATTGATTGCCAGGTCAATTAGTGGACCCCGCAGCCCACTAATTAATAATATCTGATATGTGGTCCCCACATATCTACTTTACTTTTTGAAAAGCAACTTTAATCATTGCTTTTACTGTTTACTTTATGACGTAGTCAAAAAGTAGGGGACAAGGTGACGTGGGCAGCACGTTACCTACCGCTTTTTTCCTTATTTTGGTGCATTTAAATTTAAAATCAAATATTTTAAAAACCCTTTTCCCGCCATATATATGTAAGTATAAATGGTGGTTTGTATGCCAGATTGGCTCTTTCTGGTGTTCATATTTGGAAGTATTGCCCAGTCAGGTATTTCTTTGTATGGCACCATACAGAGTAAGGGATTTTCCAGACACCTATCCGAAATTTCTAGCAGCCTGCACTCGTTGTTTGCTTCAGTGGAACAAGTACTGCATACTTGGGATACAGTTGGAATCAGGAGAGTTAGACCTAGAAGAAGAGGAGGCCTATCTTCAGTTCAAGAAGGAGGCCCAGAAACTCCTACAGAAGAAGGTTAATTTTCACACAAAGTGTGAACTTTATCTTGAGTTGAAGAAGAAGTATGGCCCAAGTGAAGAAGAGAAAGTGGAGTGGAATGACCAGTTGGCCGAATCGGAAGAGGACAGCTGGGAAGACGGCACAAAAGAAGTATCAATGGAGGAAACCTGTGAGGAAGGACAAGGCTGTCAAACTGAAGATGTACGATGACACGTTTGGAAATCAGGGTATTGGTTCTGCAGTATCAAATGATGGTATGATAACAATGGTTAACAATTATGTCCAAGGTATTGGTGATAGTCAACGGTCAAGTAACACGACGGTGACTAGGCATCTGAAGTTTGATATGGCTCTGATGGCAAGCAGTGGCTTTTGGCAAGCCCCTAATTATATGACTCAATATCATTGGCTGTTGGTAGACCGGGACGCCACTGGTCCCTTTCCAGATAAATTAAGTACGATTTTTGACATACCTAATAATGGACAGGCATGTCCATCCACATATAGAATACGGAGGGATTGTAATGAGAGGTTCATTGTGAAGAGGAAGTGGACAACACACTTAATGTCTACTGGCACTGATTATGGAGTGAAGCAGACGTACAAAGCACCATCAATGCCGAACTACAAGAAAGCTATGAACCATAATTTTAGGAATATTAATGTCAAAACTACCTGGAAGGATACAGGTGGTGGTAAGTATGAAGATGTCAAAGAAAATGCTCTCTTGTATGTAGTTGTTAATGATAACGTAGATAATACAAATATCTATGCCCAGTTGTTTGGGAATATTAGGGCTTATTTCCACTAGTTGTGGAAGAAAGCCAATGATTTGAAGTTAATAAAAAAATATTTCCTTGAAATATTTGCGTTTAATATTTTGGGAGTGGAATGTACACACATTCAGCAATTAAAGTTGGAAACAATTAAAAAATAAACCCCCATATTAAAAACCCCCATATTAAAAACCCCCTATTAACAAAAGAACCCCCACCATCAATAGATTTAATTAAACTTTTCTTTATCTTTGATAAAGAAACCTGTACATGAAGAGGGACCAGAACAATTTCGTAGAAATTATGAAGGGTGGGCCATTCATGTCTTTAATTTAAATATTAAAATAATTTATCATATATCTCAACATGTGTTACATTTTGAGTACTCCAGTCATACATATCAGAACCCATTAAAGCCAATTTGTAGGATTGGTCTGGGTTACATAGAATTATGGTGGGGATACCCCCCTTAATTCTTTTTTTTTTCCTATACTTTTCATTGACTGTAAAGTCATGTTGAGAACCTAGTAATTCTTTTTTACATGGTAAATATTGAAAAGGTATATCATCTATTACATTATATAAAGCATAATCATCCCAATTACTAAAATCAACCCCACCACAGAAATAATTGTGTCTTCCAAGACTTCTTGCCCATGCTGTTTTTCCTGTCTTGGTGGGTCCCTCCACGATTAAAGTAATGGGTCTATGAGGTCTCTGGTCCTGCATCATTCAATATCACAGGTGTGTCAGATTGACCTATGAATTCATCAATGATGAATTCTTGGGTTACTTCTTGGGCCCAGCCCAAGTCTTCATCATTTATTTCAGGGTGTAATAGTCTTATTGAATGTGTACTTACAGTGAATAGGTTTAGTTCAGCCCATTCTTGTAGGGGCGGTGGTACATTTGAAAAATTGTGCCATCTGGGTTCATACACATGTACTGGTTCTGGCCACTTGGAGTTTGCTGCATACTCCAAGTTTCTGAGTTGGGTTGCCCAGACGTAGGGCTGGTCCTTCTGGACTCTATTGAGGAAGTCGGACTTGGATGTAGATTCGTTGAGGATCGAGGCCCATATTGTATCCCTTGTTCTCTTAGGGCTTGTTCTACTAGCTCTAAGTACTCCTCGTTCCTCATATCGTCCTCCCTTGGCAATATAGTCTGCCACATCTGCATCTCTTCTTGGGACCTGGCAATTGGGGTGGTATAAATTTCCCCCTGAGGGGTCCTTAATGTCAAAGTAGTGTTGGTTTCTGATGTTGAATTTCTTCTCCGTCTGAATAAGACAGTGAAGATGTGGTTCACCATCTTGGTGATTTTCCTGACAGATCCTGGTATAACAGGGATTAAATTCTTTAAGTAATTGATTTAAATAATCAATTACGAATGAAATAATTAGTGGGCACTGTGGATATGTTAGAAATATAGATTTACCTTGAAGACGGAATGTGTTTGGTTGACGAGGCATGGTATTTTTTTGGAAATATATAGGTTTTCAAAAATCGTGTTTATAGAAGAGTTTTTTTTAAAAACCTGTTACAGGTTTTGCAGAGCCATGGAGCCAATTTATATGAAATGAAATGAAATGGGATTGTGCACGTGTTTAGGTGGGATGGGCTTTGGGGCAAAACCTT